CTGGATGGAAGTCACTTGTTACCTTCGGCACGTTGATGGCCACGAAGAGTCTGTTTCTATGGGTGGGCCACCTGATGCTGGTGGCGCAAAAAATGCTATCCAGGCAAGAGCAAGCACAAAATCATATCTTGAGCGCTACACCTTGAAAGCTATTTGTGGAGTAGCTGAAGGTGGGGAAGATGATGACGGCGCAGGTGGAGACACCGGCCTGTTGGAAGAGAGGACAGAAAAGGCAAACGCCGCACTGACGCTGGATGTGCTCAACGGCACACGCAAGCTAGGTGCACTGGCTTTCAGTGAGGCGGGCGATGTAGCTGGCTGGAATGCCTTTAAGTCCATCGTTACCATGAAAGCCGCCGCGCTAAAAGTGGGCGCAGCATGAGCCGCTATCTGGTTTGTACTGCACCGCAAGGCAGCGATGAGTGGAAAAAAGATAGGCTGGGTAAGGTGACAGGCTCTAACGTTGCCGCTATCTTTGCAACCATCAAAAGTGGAGAAGCAGCCGCCCGTGTGGACTACAGAATGAAGCTGGTGCTGGAGCGCTTGACCGGAGCGTGCGAGGACATATTTGTCAACGAGGCGATGGCCTGGGGGACTGCCACTGAGCCGCAGGCGCGCATGGTGTTTGAGGCTGAGACGGGTTTGATCGTCAACGAGGCCGGATTCTGCTACCTGCCCGACATGGCCGCAGGGTGCAGCGTTGACGGATTCATCGAGGCCGAGGACGGACAGATCGGAGTGTTCGAGACTAAGAGTCCAAAGAGCAAAACGCACCTTGAGTACCTGACGGCCGGTGGCATCCCAAAAATCTACCGCCCGCAAGTGATTCACAACATGTGGATTACCGGCGCAACCTTTGCCATCTTCAACTCGTTCGACCCACGGTTCCCGCCCAAGCTGCAACGGATGCAAGTGCGCATCGAGCGCGACGAAACCGAGATCGCCAATCACGCTGCCGCCGTCAAGGGTTTCCTTGACGAGGTGGATTCTCTTGAACAACAACTTCGCCTTAGGGCTGCATAAAGGAAAATCATGGCATATATTAACAAAGTAATTATTTTGGGCAATGTAGGTAGAGCCCCTGAAACTCGGACCCTTACAAACGGTGAGGCTGTCGCCAACATCACTGTAGCCACTACAGACAAGTGGAAAGACAAGAATTCAGGAAAGGCTATGGAGGTTACTGAGTGGCATCGTGTCACCTTCTTCGGGCGACTCGCAGAGATCGCTGGTAAGTATCTGCACAAGGGATCATCGGTTTATATCGAGGGGAAAATTAAAACTAGAAAGTACACCGACAAAGAAGGCGTGGATAAATATTCCACTGAGATTCATGCCTATGAAATGAAGATGCTAGATGGAAAGCCAGAACAAGGACAGCAAGCATCCGCGCCACGCCCAGCAGCGCCTACGCCACGCCCACAAGCACCGCGCCAGGCATCTAGCGGGTTTGAAGATATAGATGACGATTTAATACCATTTTGAGGCAAACCATGAAGATCAAGATTAACGCGCTTGCTGTCCGAGAAATCAACTCGCGTAGCCCAAACCTGGCTATTGAGCTTGAGATGACTGAGCAGCAGATGTATCAAGCACTCAACGAATTCCTACGCCATGTGTCTGATGAAACTTGGACGAGGTGGCAGAACCAGATTAACGACGAAATTTATGGAGAAAATCATGAGCTGCTGTGATGACTACGGCAAATGCACCCAAGGCCACGGATGCGCTTGCCACGAAACCTCGCTTGAAGATGCGAAACATGATGGCAGTCTTGCATGGCTTGGCTTTCTGGCCTGCTGCTTGAGTGCGGCCCTCATGACTTTACTGATTATCTGGGGAATAACATTATGAAAACAACGCTAAACCAGATACGCGAAAAATCGCCATGCAGGTCTGGATGGGTAAAGCTGCTAGCCTATTTGGGCAAGACGAAAGCCGATGATGAACCGTTGGACATCGCAACAGTCCTCGACAGCAATGGCATTGAAGATGCCTTGTGGTGCCTCCGTGCCGTTCAAGGTCGTGACAAGGAAATCCGCTTATACGCAGTTTGGTGCGCACGCCAAGTGCATCATCTGATGACTGACCCGCGCAGTCTAGCAGCACTGGGTGTTGCTGAGAGGTTTGCAATTGGTGAGGCGACTGAAGCTGATCTGTCTGCGGCATGGGTTGCGGCAGAGGCTGCGATAGAGGATGGGATAGGGAATGCTACATGGGAGGCAGCATGGGCTGCGGCATGGGCTGCGCAGGCAAACCGATTGCGGGAATTATGTGCAGAGTGCGAATCAGGAGTAACGCAATGAAACTCGTTGACAAGGTAGTTGTACTGCCAGTAATCACAAGCCTTGACTTAGATGTCGAGCGCGTACTACATGCTGCCATTGATGCAAAGCTGCCATACGTTTGTATTGTCGGAGAGGACAACGACGGTAATCTGTACTTCGCAGCGTCGAAGGGTGATGGTGGTGAGGCATTGTGGTGGATGAATAAAGCAACACACGCACTGATGGAGATTTAAGAATCACAGGCTTTTGCTACTTCGGCCACGCGTCGATCAAGGTTTGCTGGTCGCTGAAGCACTGGTCAGCAGAGATTGCCACTTTTTGAAGAGTGCCGCTGCACTCAGAGAGTATGGTTCCGTGGGTTTTGACGATACGAGTGCAGGCTTCAAGGGACTCACCAGCGGCTCGCAAGGCGGCGGCGGAGGTGTCGCGCAGCCCGTCAAGAGCAGAATTGCTATTACGACGCACAGCATCGAGAGCACGGCGACGTTTATCCGCAGCAGCCTGCGCCGAGACGACTGCATTTTGTTGCCGCTCAATTGTCTGGCGAGCGGCGCGCTGTAGGCTGATTCGTTGGTTTGCATTGTCAAGCTCCATCTGGTTAATCGTCGCTGTTTGCAAGCGCCATGCCAAGCCGAACCCAGCGATACCAGCGGCGGCTGCGCTGATCAGACTGGCTATAAGCGTAAGGTTCATTTTTCGCTCAACGCAGTCGTGGTGATCTCACGCGCAAACAGCATCACCACTGGCCAAAAAGCAACCAGGTATGGCCGCATATCCGCGCCGACAAAATCGGTTATCAACCCGTTGTTGATCTCCAGCACAGACAACACCGCGCCGATCATGGCCAGCCAGTACGTTTTACTCTTGAATCGTTGAATAATCTTGTCCATTCGATTCTCCTAACGTTTTTTTCCTGGCAGGGAAGCGCCAACTCGCCGGTCTTCGTGATCGAAATCTTTACGCGCAATGCGTCGCTCTAGCAGCAACGCATCAAGATGTTTAATCGCTACTTCTGTGCGCAGGCTAGCAAGTTCGGCGCGGCACGCAGCTAGCTGCTCTTGCAAGCTGTGTGCAATGCACCGCTCTGCTGCATCGGTCACCATTCTTTGGCTGTACTCACTCATCTGAATGCCCTTTTGATTGCCCACAAACTGCCTTGCACCAACAAAATCAACGTGCCAATAAACATGCAGATCGTGTTCTGCGGCTTGCGGTGATCGTGCTCTGATACTTCAACGATTGCCCCCTCAAAGCCAAAGAGAGAATGCCACGGCGCAGGCAGATCATTTGGCGGGCGGTACTCTGTCAAAATGCCGTCGTTGCTCTTGTGCTGCACGTGCGGGATGCACCAATGGCGAGAGGCGACCAGCACCAAGCTACCGCCATCGTCGGCCCAGCGGGTGAGTGCGTAGTCGAGGCAGTTCACTCCATGCCTCTGATCAAGTTGTCTGCAATGCGGCGCGCCCAGCCTTTACTAAAGACGCTCCAACTTGGCAAGGTGGTCATGAATAGCAGACGCTGCCCGTTGAATTTGGAATTTAAGTGAGGCGTGGCATGGCAAGCCGCGATGGTCACTGGCCCCACTACTCCGTCATCAGCCACACTGACTGTGCGTTGCATCCACTTGACTGCCTGTGGAACACCGGAGTTGACGGCTGCATCAAACACGTCATAGCGGATTGCCGCAGGCAGATCGTCGCATCGGCATTTATCCCAG